GCCTCCTTTTTTTGAAAATTTGTTATATATCTATTTCGATATTCCTGCTGTTTGGGAACCACAATTTTGTCGCCTTCATATATTCCACCAAGAATAACTCCATCCTCATCGACAATGGTTCCCACTTTTTTTCGTACTTTATCATTTGTTTTCTTTGAATCATTCATATGAACCACCGTATTTGACCTTTACGCTCTGAGAGTTCTATACTCTTCAAGCGCCATCCGCAAATCCGGCGTATTATTGAAAAAGAAAACATTTTTTCCGGCATTATTATTGTTGGGACGCATACCAATCAACACGAAAGAATGCATCATAAGATAACCGGCTAATTTCTGACTGAAAATAGTAATTATTTTAGGATCGTTCATTTATCTTCTCCTTTGTTTCATTCATTTGAACATTTCTTAATTTCGCTCGTTAGATAATAAGCGTAACACCCAGCGCCGGATTCGAACCGACAATCAACGGATCAAAACCGCTTGTCTTACCGTTTGACTAGCCGGGTACTTCGGCAGCAATAAACTACCAGCTTTTATTTGTGCGCCGCCCTCGAAGAGAGCGGTCACACAATGCCCTGTAGGCGATGTCTTTTATTCGTCGCAGAAGAGATGGATGATCTATATCCTCCTGCGAGTCGGAAGCCTACTCGGACTCCCCATGTTTTATCACGTTATTCGTCACAGAGAGGTTTACTCACCCTGCCTGCCCGATTTCGTTTTTCTCTTTCCATAGCCGCCTGCCGCTTCAACCTTTTACAGCCTCCGCATCCATTGCGATTTCGGCAATCCCAACAACCGTCTACATCGAGCCAATACCAGTGTGGAGGTGACGGGCGAGGCTTTCTTACAGCTTTTCCCATCGACCCCACCGTGAAAAATTATTTATCGGACTTCCCATATTTCAAATCATACAGCTCTGCCTCGATCAGACTCGTCAGCCAGTCCTCAAAATCTTGGTTAGCCTCCCGCAGCAGATCATATCCATCAGAAGTGATAGCCGCGATAATCTTGGTCTTAGCGATTTCAAGAATTTCAGCTTGTTTTTCCGGCGTCCAGTCTGCGGTTCCCTTGATCGAATTCACCACAGTCTGATACATTTCCTTGACGACCTTTGCGACGGCAGCGTAGAGCATATCCGTATACTTTTCAATTTTCCGAGCCTTCGCCCAGTCATGAAGCTCTTTGCCCGCCCAGCCGAAGATTGGAACCAGAACAACCGTCCAGATGGTCTGAATGAGCTGCATCCAGTCGAGGGATTTCAGTAAATCACTCATTTTCAAGCTCCTTATTAAGATCGATTTCGAAATATTCTGCTATCTCAAACACCTTGTCCTGATCGACATTCATATAAGAGAAGTACGTTATCCCGCCATCGACATTCTTTTTCATCAAGAAGCCGACAACCTTGCCGTTAGCCGTGTAAACGGTTACGTCGCTGCCAAGCTCCTTACCTTTTTCGGTCTCGCCGTTGAAGCCGATCACCTCGATCATATTGGCTTTTGAATTAGCCTTCTCGAAGCCCGCCGCGAAATCCTTATATACATACGCCACATCTGGACCACAATAGAGGTAATCACCGGACTGTGCGCGGGCATTTTCGACAGAAACACAATTGTCATACAAAGTAATCAGTGCGATCTCAAGCGGTTTACTCGTGTACTCATCTCTGAATGAAATGCCATCCATATCATAGGCTCCGTCAGAAATCATGGCGAGAACCACCTGCCGAGCAATATCGACAGGCAGTACCGCAACGACAGAAGCCTCATCATCGAGCGCCGAATAGAACTGGTAGGCTTTTGAAAACTCACCAACAAATTCATCGACGTTCTTATAAGACTCTTTAATCATAATTACTCGCCTTTCACTGTGTTTTTGAAGCTGGAAGAAATCTTGAATTTAGCGCCTTTAATCTCGCCTTTCTTAACCGTCTCACCGGTCTTCGGATTGCGATAGGTTCCTGCCGGGCGAACGGTCTGCTTGAACGCACCGAATTTTGCAATGGTTACATCCTCGCCTCTGGCTACAGCCTCTTTGATGGCATCAAACGCAGTGGAAATAATCTCGTCCACGCTCTTCTTTGTGTTGCCTGTTACCTGTGCTACTACGTTAGAAAGTTCTACTCTGTTCATTGTGTGAAATCTCCTTTAATCCTTATTTGTTTTATCTTTTGCGACAAAAACCCCGATCTCAATCAGGTATCGCGTTTCAGCATTTAATACTTTTTCAATGGTTTTCTTCTGGCAGCCGGTTTCCTTCCGGATGAAATCCACCAGCGCATCAAATTCAGACGCAGCATTACTCATGACCATCACCTCCGAGAGCGATGTTATAACAGCACTCCACGCCTTCATCGCCGCAAACCAATACGGTCTGAGACGGTTTGCTAATGAGTCGATGCGCCATTGTGAAATCGTCGCCGCTTCCGGGCAATGATCCAGACTGGAACACCTGAACCCCATCAATTTCGCGCATTTCCGGCGTATGGTTGTGTCCAAGCAGAATGTAATCCGGCTTTGTTTTGCACGCCGCACTTAAACGGTTGATTCCGTCGCGACTAATCGTATCCATATCTCCGTGAATGAAGCAGTATGTTTTTCTGCCGATCTGGAATTTTCCAAGAGTTGAATCCAGCCGCGCCGCCTTCCGCTCGTCATGAAAATTCGGCAAATGCGCCAACATCTGACACGCCGACCATCCAACCAGATCGTCCAGACGTTCGTCCTTGATAGCGTCTTTTTTATTTGGAGTGATTCGCGAATGGTTGCCGAAGACGTCATAGAAATAAACCTCTTCAAATGTTTTATATAATTCATTGCAGAACCACGCGATCAGCCGGGAAGCAATTTTGACCTGCTCGATCACATTTTCCTGATTAGCAGCGACGATTGCCGAGTGGATATTGCCAGAAATCTGATCCCCGACGGAAACAACCCGCACCACACGAGCACCGTGTCGTTTGCCAATTTCCTTAACCCTACTCGAATATTCGAGCAGCCGGATTGCCGCAATATCAACGTCGTACTCTCCAAAAACAGAAGAGAAGCATTGCCCGATATGTAAATCCGCTAGAAGACAGACTATTTCTTTTGAACCATCATTCTGAGTGACTTTAACTTCCGGAAAATTGATTTTACCCGCATCCCGCAGTCCAGCCTCAATTCGTTCCATCGTTTCGTCAATCCTCGCCGCAGCATAGTTCTGTGCGTTCCATGCGCGACGTTCATCCTGGTATTTGATTTTTTCGCGAGCCAACTCCCGCAGTTTATTTTGAATCTCCATCGCATAATCAGATTCGGCAGCCTTGACCGATGCAAACATCCGATCGAATGTCTGCCGCTGTTTACGAAACTTTGATTCGGTGTATTCCGTTCCGAGAAGCCTGTTGAGAATATCTGCTACATCCTGCCACGACCCGATTTTTTCTTTTTCGCCGGTGATGCGGTAGATCAGTTCCTCGTCGGATTCCCCTTCAAATCGTTTGTATTCGATAGAAACCACCCACTTCCTACTCGGCGTCTTCTGGAATGAAATCCAGAGGCTCGTCAAGGTCGCGCTCGCTCTTTAC